GGCAACCGTGCTGGTGTGTCGCTGCAGGTGCCGGCGTATGTAATGCCGCTGTACCCGCTGAGTTCGGTGTACTTGCAGGCGGCTGGCTTGACGGCGGCCTACAAAGCCAATGGCCTGAGCTGGAGCTTCAACAGCGACGGCATCCTCGGCGCGATGGATGCGCTCTATGCCGGGGCGGTCAGCGGCAGCGGCACCTTCTGGATGCCAGTGGCTCCTGGCATCACCAGCCTCCCGAGCGACCCAACCGTGAGCAATGGCAGCGGCGCCCCAGCCAACAGCACCACTACCCCTAGTGGCTTTGACCCGACAGCGCCGGGGGCAGTGTTTGCCAGCCTGCCCACCGGCCAGGCGCCCAGTTATGCGCAGAGCATTGCGCCCACGGCTTTGGTGCCCTATGTGAACGAGACCGTGCCATTAGTGGCGGGCACTAGGACCGCGCTAAGCGTCATCGCTCTGGATTACACGCTGACACTGCCGACTGGCACGGTGGTGCTGGTGACCAAGGCAGCAATACAGGTGGCCTCTCGCCTTGCAGCTGAGGCGGGCGTGTTCACCACCACCGGCCAAGCGGCAGAGCTGATCTACACCAAGGCGATCAGGGCTGCAGTTGGCAGCTTTGCATTGAGCGGCTATGGCGCTGGCTCAATCCGCGACTACCGCATCGGCACCAACGCCGGCACGTTCACCACCACGGGCCAGAACGCCATCGTGGCGTTCCAGCGGGCACCGCTTGCTACTGATGCTGCCAGCTTTGTCCTAGGCGGCCAGGCTGCGCAGTTCTCAAGCGCCATCAGTTTTGCAGCAGATGTCGGTAGCTACGGCCTAAACGGCCAAGCCGCTGCAAGCCTGCGCGCCTACCTGATTGAGGGCGAGCTAGGCACTTTTGCGGCGAGTGGCCAGGCGGCAATTTTCAACGATGCCCAACCTCTGCCGATCTCCCTTCTGATGCACTTTGATGGCGCAGATGGTAGCACAGTATTTACAGATTCAAGCCTAAACGCTGCCACCCCCACGCTCTCTGGCAGCCTAGAAATAACAACAGCTCAAAGCAAATACGGCGGCGCAAGTCTAAAAGCGCTAAATACCGGCCACCTGTATTTTGCAAACGCCTCTCAATACAACCTAGAGGATTCCGACTTCACGATTGAAGCCTGGGTGCGCTTTGCAAGTAAAGGCAGCCAGCAATACATCGTCGCAAAAGGCTCTTCTGGAACGATCAATGCTTCTTACTTTTTCTATTGGTTTAACGGCGGAACCTTGACGTTTGCTTACTCTACCACTGGCAGCTCCAGCACCTACGTCAGCAAGAGCTGGACGCCTACAGTCAATGTCTGGTACCACCTCGCCGCTTGCCGGTCTGGACCTGATCTGCGTTTGTTTGTAGACGGCACACAACTCGGCACAACGTACAACATCGGTACAGCAGTTCTTGCAACAACATCTGCCGATCTTTATGTTTGTAGTGTCAACGGAGGCTCGCAGCTAAACGGTTATTTAGACGACCTTCAGATCGTCAAGTCTGCCAAGTACACCGCCAATTTCACGCCTGCAAGCCTGCGCGCCTACAGGCTAAGCGCAGGATCTGGCGCATTTGCCTTTACGGGTTACGCAACTGTTCAGCTGCCTATTGTCACTGGTGTATCCATCAACTCTGCGTATGACTCAAGCGCAACTGCTGTCGTTCAAGTCCCTAGTCACGCTGCTGGAGATTTGCTGGTAGCAGCAATTATGTGGCGCAGCAACAGGGGGTCGCTGACAGTGCCATCTGGCTGGTCTTTACAGGGCACATACTTAACAAGTATTGAGTTCACCGGAAGTTTCAGTCAGCCGGTTCTTCTATACACAAAAACAGCCTCAGCGTCTGAGCCAAGCTCTTACACGTGGACTGCTACTAATTCAACTGGTAAATGCTGGCTGTCCGCCAGTGTTAGAGGCGGTTCCATTGAGGGAGTAGACACCAACTACGGCAATGGGACAACCGCCACGATTTCAACTACGGCTTCGCGTCTTAACTTGACAGTATTTTCTTGGTTGTACGCCAGTAACCCAGAGACATACTCGCAGTCTGGCACCGGGCTCACCGAGATCACGGACTCTCCCGGTGCTGGTTCCAGGATTTCTGGAGGCTACACAACACAAGTAACAACTGTCACTTCAACGCACAGCGCTACGACGACTTTGTATAGCCCGAATCACGGGGGGATTAACATCCGTTTTGTTTAAGCGCCAAAGCCGCGACTACCTCTTGCAGTCGTTGCTTGTAGCTTTGGCATGAATGTGCACCAAGAAAGCAGTGGAGTGAACGCCGGCAACCTAGTTGCAAAGCTCACAGTCTCCTTCAGGCATGGCAGCCTTCAACAAGTTCAATTCGTTCGTCGAAGCCCTTGCCGAGAAGAAGCACGACCTTGGCGCTGACACGCTCAAGGTGCTACTTACCAACACCGCCCCCGTCGCTACCGACAGCGTCAAGGCAGATCTGACGGAGATCAGCGCCGGTAACGGCTACACCGCAGGCGGCAACACAGCCTCCGTCACCAGCTCCGCGCAAACCTCCGGCACCTACAAGCTGGTGCTTGGCGACCCAGCCACTTGGACTGCCAGTGGTGGCAGCATTGGCCCTTTCCAGTACGCCGTGCTTTACAACGACACTGCCACCAATGACGAGCTGATTGGCTGGTGGGACTACGGCAGCGCAGTCACCCTTGCCGATGGCGAGAGCTTCGCTGTTGATTTTGACCCAACCACCGGCGTGCTGACCCTCGCTTGATATGGCACTCACCAGCACAATCAGCACCAAGGAGCTTCAGCGGCAGGCCGTTGAAGCGTTTGAGGGCAAGACCTACACAGTCTTTCTGGCCACCAACAGCGGCAGCCTGACGGCTGAATCCACCGCTGCGCTCTGGCTTGCGGAGGAAGTATCCGGCGGTGGCTACGCCGCAGTTACCGGCACCATCGGCACCGGCAGCTACAGCACCGGAAACGCCCGCTACGAATTGCCTGCCATTAACGCCACCTTCACGGCCACAAGCCCCGGCTTCACCTACGACACGGTGTGCGTGCGGATCGGCACCGAGACCTACCTGCACTCGATCTTGGTGGAGTCGCCCAACATTGCCATGGCAGCTGGGCAAAGCAAGACCTACAGCATCACATTTGCGCAAGACGACTGAGGCTGAGCGATGAGCACCAACATCCAAATTGATGTGGTGCTTCAGCGCCTGCAGGAGCAGGCAAGCCAGGTGTTAGGGCAGAACCGCCAGGAGCGGCAAGAGCGCGAGGATGTTCAGCTGCAAGGGCAGCGCAATCAAACCACCCTTGAAAATCGCCAAACCTTGCTAGCGGCAAGCGCCACAGGCAGTCAGCAAACACCGGCTAACGATCTGCGTCGGCGTTCTGCTGATGCCCACTCAGCTGTTCCAGACACCTACAAAAAACGCCGGCCCGCAGCGCAACGACTACAAACAGGCTGGGGCTTGTGGACAGCCGACTGGCTTGCGATAGCCAAAGACGGCGAGGTTGAGGTGGTGTCTAGTACAGGCAACACCGAATTGAAACAATACCTTTACGTAGAAGCAAAAGACTTAAGACTGCTTGCCTCAGTGCAATCCAACAAACCAACGGACACCCCAGTCGTATCTGGCGCTTTCCCTCAGGCCGGTTACGTCTATTCTGCACCCATAAATAGCACCAGCTCACAGCTTGGAGGGCTTCAGTACGCAAGCTATAACGGGGGCGAGTTTGCAGGGGCGACTTTTAGCGGAGGCAGCTACTATTTCACTCAAGCCCCTGTTATCTCATCAAAGAATGGAGTGCTGTATGGCGTACAGCGTCACGCGATCACCTACACAAATACCCCCTGGACGCGACTGATTTCTGGCCCCGTCTCGTCCAACGGTGTCACCACTTCTTACCTGTACCTGTACTTTAGATTTAACACCAAGACTGGCAAGCTGGATTTGCGCAGTGACACGGCAAGTTTCAATGCAAGCATTTCTACCCCCGAGCTTCGAGCGCCCTATGTAGAAGGCGGTTCAGTCTGGGCCGAAAAGTACGCACAAAACGCATTTAATGGAGATCCGTCGCTAGCGCTTCGCTCTCTGGGCTACTACGGCGACTATCACATCAAAGGCAACAGCGCTAGCTTTTTGCGCATTAACTTTGAGGGGTCGTCTAGCTATTACAACCTCTACTCAAGGGACTGGCGTTCGCTTTGGAACCGTGGGGAGGATTTGGCGTGGATCACCTTCCCGTTTACGGCAACCAGTGACGAAGACTTAAAGGCCGAATTGGAAGCGCACCTAAGTGAAACACCAGCTGCGCCTTTTACTGTTACCCGTGCGTTTGCCAGCCAATCTGAGATCGACGCTTATACGGACCTCGCAAACGGCGTCATCAATCAAATCCTGCCCACAGGAGGGGACCAGTTCTGGAACCCCACTGGCCCATACCTATATCCGTTGCTTCCACCGCCATGAAAAACCCAGCGTTAGAGCGCCTGCAACAGCAGATGGCAGCCTTGATCAAGTACAACCGCGAACAGCGTCAGAAACGCGAGAAAGAGATGCTTCTACGATTGAAGCAAGCGAAATAGCTCGCCACGGATCTTTATGCCCCTGCTCCCCTTTGTTCAAGCGCCTGAGGCAGCCACGACCCGGCGACTTGGCACACCCGCCA